ATGGCCCGGACAGTCGCGGACACGAACCTGAGCACCAAGGCGAAGCGCGCCAAGCTGGCGCCTCGGCCGAAACCCTACTGGCGGGAAATCGACCGCGGGCGGCATGTCGGGTACTACCGGGGTTCCGCCAGCGGTAGCTGGATCGCCCGCCGCTTCCTCGGAGGCGGGAAGTACCAGGAACGGCGGCTGGGGATGGCCGACGACATCCGGGACGCGGACGGGATCGAGGTACTGTCCTTCGAGCAGGCGCAGGCGGCGGCACGCATATGGTTCGAGGACTGCGCCCGGGCCGATCTGGAGGCGGAGCGGCGGCGGGAGGCGGAAGCGGCGGGCGAACCCGTCCACCAGGGCGGTCCCTGGACGGTGCGCGACGCCGTGGCCTCCTATCTTGCCACGCTTCAGAACGCCCGGACCCGGAAGGAGTTCGACACGGAGGCGAAGGCACATATCCTCCCGGCGCTGGGGGGTATCGACCTGTCCAAGCTGACCAGCGGCCGGATCACGAAATGGCTTGAGGGGATCGCCAACAGCCCGCCCCGGCTGCGGACGAAGACGAAAGCGGCGGAGCGGCGGACGGCGGACGTGGACATGTCGGACCCGGACGTGATCCGCCGTCGCCGCCACACTGCGAACCACCAACTGAAGATCCTGAAGGCGGCCCTGAACCACGCTTATCGGGGCAAGCGGGTGGAGACCGATTCTGCATGGGCAACCGTGCGGCCCTTCAAAGGGGTCTCGGAAGCACGGGTGCGATGGCTGGCGCAGGACGAAGCCGTGCGGCTGGTGAACGCCTCGGCGCCGGACCTTCGTGCCATGGTGCGCGGCGCGCTGCTGACTGGTTGTCGGTATGAAGAACTGGCGCGGCTGCGGGTGCAGGAGATCGACCTGTTGAACGGCTCCGTCTATGTCCGGCTGTCCAAGAGCGGGAAACCGCGGCATGTCGTGCTGACGGAGGAAGGGGTTGCGTTCTTCCGGGACCACACGGCCGGGCGGACGGCGGACGATCTGGTGTTCACCAGGGCGAACGGGGAGCCGTGGGGGAAGTCCCACCAGCACCGACCGATCAAGGACGCCTGCGCCGCGGCGAAGATCAAGCCGGCTATTTCATTCCACATCCTGCGGCACACTCACGCTTCCTGGCTGGCGCAGCGGGGCGTCTCCATGCAGGTGATCGCCGCGCAACTCGGGCACTCTGACACGCGAATCACTGAACGGCACTACGCCCACCTGTCGCCGTCTCACCATGCCGCCGCGGTGCGCGCAGCCCTGCCCAATCTCGGGCTGGCGCCGGCATCCAACGTCGCCGCGCTAAGAACGGGTCGCGGATGACAAGCGCCGCGGCTGGGGATCGGCTGTAATGTCGTGAAGGTGGAGCGGAGGACGGCATGAACAGTACGCACGACAAAGAATATATTGGCGACATTCTGAAAATGCTGGGCGATCCGCCAACCGATGACAGCCAGTTTCTGATTGAGTGTGCCATAGAGAGTCTGTCCGATACGTCGGATTTTCGCGTTGGATATATCGCAGAGCAGATTTCCCGTCTGGAAAATGCGGCAGCCGAATTGGCAAAATTGTTCTACGAGTGCGCACAATTACTTTCATCGCTGCCAAGTAACCCGAAATTCGACCCCGAGATATCTGATCTTGAGCTTCTTACCTTCGATGCCGAGCCCCACATCGTTCGCCTTTTCGCCCTATCCGGGGCGGCCGGGCGGGTCCGCGGCGCGTTCGTGAACTCCTTCGGGAGCGGTGACCCGGACAGGCCCGACCCCGGCGGGCGACATGGGATCAAGGCGCGCGCGTGGGGCGCACCACGGCAGCGGTTCGTTGAAGATCTGGCGCGCGTCTGGACCGACAACGGAAAAGAGATTTCGGGCCATTCAGAGGGCGCATTCGCAGTATTCGTGCGAACGGTTTATGGATTGGCGACGGGGGATTTTGATCCGGCAGGCATTGAGCACGACATAAAGCGAATCGCTCCCGTCGTTCGAGACGAAAGTCATGTCAGAAAACTTGTAAGCGAGCGGTATATACATCTCACGTTGCAGGCTTCCCAGCTTGAGTCTGAAGGTTGCCGCAGCGAAGCAGAATTTCTTCTCTCTCGCGTGGACCGCTTGCAGCGATGGTTCAACGATCCGAACTTCCCGGCCCGCCGGCCGTCGCCGGCCGCTCTTCCTGGAAGGGCAGATACTAGGCTCGATTGAGGCCGGGTAGTTGCCCTGACATTCAGGGCGGCCCCTTGCACCGTGGTCCCACGTCCACAGAGAGACATGGAGAACCACGGTGACAACCTCTCCGTCCGATGCTCGCGACCGTTTCGGCTGGCCTGTTAACGACTGGGCCGCCGCGGTCGGGATTTCTCGCGCTTCCGCATACAATCTGATGACCGAAGGGAAAATCCAGTCGGTCAAGTATCTCTCGAAGCGCCTCATCATCACCCATCCCCGCGAGTTCCTCGCCTCACTGGCGCGCGGCGAGGCCGCGTGATGGCCGGCCCGCGGCCTGTGCCGGGAGCGCCGGGCGGTGGACCGCCGGAGGCGCGCTATGACCGGTGACGTGATCCCTCTCCACCCGCGGCCCGCCCCGGCCCGCCGGGTTCCCGCCCCGCCGCCCGACGCTGCGCGGCGGGCGCTGGCCGCGATCATCGCCGAGGCCGCAACGGCGGCGATGGAGGCCGGCGCCCGCGGGGAGAAGCTGGCCGCGGCGGACTTCGCCGCGCTGGCCGTGGTCGCCCGGAACGGCCTGCTGACCCTGAACGACGGGGGGGCGCTATGACCGACGATCTGCGCCACCTGTTCCACGCCCTGGCCGTCAGTACGCCCTTCTCCACGGGCGAGCGGCTGGCCGCCGCCGGGGTTCGGCGCCCGAAAGCGTTCAGCTTTCCGGCGCTCTACGCCGCCGCCGACGGGCACGTTGGGCCTGAAGGACTCTTCACCCCGGCCGGCGGCCCCGGCCCCTGGATCTTGGTGCCGGCGGGCCTGCGCGGGCTGGGCGAGTACGCCGATTGGGAGCAGATCGACGATCTGGTCGCCTTCAGGCTGGAGGCGCCGGGCCGGTGGCACCCCGTCCGCCGCGACGCCCATCTGCTGGGCGAAGACGCGCTGGAGGCGGCCCGGTTCGACGGCCGGCCGCTCCATCTGCATAGCTCCCCGTTGGGGTGGCTGGCGGCGGGCGGCACGGGCGTCTGCATCGTGGACTGGTCGCTGAACCCCACCGCCGTGTTCTGTGGCGTCCCGCGCCTGACCTGCGACGCGCCGGCGCTGGAGACGCGGCTACGGCAGCGGGTCCGCGAAACGTGGCCTGCCCCCCGGATCGAGACGGCCGCGCCGTCGCGGCGCAAGGTGGCGTAATGCGGACCGCGTGGAACGAGGCGCCCGGCGGCACCACTGCCAACCCGCGCGGATACCTTGAACCCTTGCCCACCACCCCGGCATCCGCATGGGCGGGCAAGCCTATCCCGCCGCGCGAGTTCATCGCCGAGCCGTGGGTGCCCGTTGACGAAGTTACGATCCTGATGGGCAAGCCCGGCAAGGGTAAGACCACCATCGCGGAACAGCTCCTGGTCGCGGTCGCCGCCGGGCGCTCCTGGCTGGGCTCCCCGACGGTGCGGGCGCCCGTGCTGGCGGTGCTGTGCGAGGACCATCCCGAGGAAACTCAGCGCCGTCTGGCGGCGATTGCCGAGGCCGAGGGGCTGTCTCTGGCCGACCTGGATGACCTGCACCTCCTGCATCCGTTCGACGATGGAGAGGACGACACGACCTTGATGACCTTCGACCGCAATGCGGACGCGGGAGCTTCGACCCTGTTCTATGCCCGCGTCCTTCAGCGCGCGCGGCAGGTCGGAGCCCGGTTGATCGTGCTGGATTCTCTGGCCGACGTGTTCGGCGGCGACGAGAATAAGAAGCGCGACGCTATCCAGTTCATGCTGCTGCTGCGCCGCATGGCGTGCGCAATCCACGGTGCCGTGATCGTGATCGGCCACCCCAGCCGGGGCGCCCTGTCCGTCGGCTCCTACGAATCGGGTTCCGTCGCATGGTCGGGCAAGTCCCGCTCGTTCCTGGCGTTCCGCGACCCCGATCCCAGCGGCGACGGAGAACCGGACCTGGATGCCCGCGTGCTGGAGATCGTGAAAGGCAACCACGCGCCACCGGGAACGATGCTGTCGGTCCGCTGGCAGGCGGGCGTCTTCGTGCCGGATCGGCCCGGCGGAGGCGACTTCGTGGACCGGCTGGACCGGGACGCGGCGGCACGGGCGGCAGAAGAGGTTGTTCTCTCCGCGCTGGACAAGCTGACCATGCAGGGGCGGGTGGCCAGCGCCAACAAGGGGACGGCGAACTACCTCCCCAAGCTGATCCGGGACGCTCGCCTTTCCGGTGGGTTCAGTGATCGGGCGCTCTCCACCGCCATGAACGACCTGTTCAACGCCGGAAAGATCAAGATCGGCGTCGCGGGCCGCTACGCGAACCGGACGCCGCGGCAGGGGATCGTGCGGGCCGACAGGTAGCCCGCACCACCCCGGCCGGGCTGCACAACGCCCTGCATAAGCCCCTGCACAACGGGCGCACAATCGCACAATCGCTGCACAATCCTGCACAATCGACCACCGCTAAGTCATTGATTCTGCTGCACGCACAACTGCTGCACAATTGCACAATGCGCAGATGTTAAGTCATTGATTTCCCTGCACAATGGCTGCACGCTCTCGCCCCCTATATTACTACGTAATATAATCCGCCCCCGCTTGGGCGGCGGGGCCGGATACTGAATCTGTTCCTTTGCCGTTCGTGATCCTCCCCTTTCGCGTTCCCTATCCGCCTGATAGCCTCCCCCTGACGCTGAAGCCGGAGTCCGCCCCATGACCCCCGACGAGATCGCCGCCGCGCTGGCCGCCCGCACCGCCCCCGCCAACGCCACGCCGGAGCAACGGGCAGCGCTCCACCGTGAAGCCCTGCGCGCCGTCCGCGCTGCCGGCAGCCGCGCCGTGCCGGCCTGGGCGCTGGTCAGGGACCTGCCCGACGCGGAGCTGGTGGCTGCCTTCGCCGCGCAGGCCGAGGCGCTGAAGCCGCCGCCGCCCACCGAGGCGCAGAAGGAGGCGCTGCGCAATTGGGCGCGCCGGCGGAAGAGCTATTCCCCCTACCTCAAGAGGTGATGCCCCCGCCCGCGCTTCGCCCGGCGGCCCGTGGATGCATTCTCGGGTGTGGGGCCGCTACCACCCCGGCCGCCGGCGCTTCACCCCCACCACGGGCCGCCGCAGCGCCCGCAATCGGGCATGGCGTCGCACGGGTCGCGCGGTGATGGTGACGCCGCCGCCCCGGCGGGCATCAACCCCCGCCGCCGGGCGCAGGGGCCGCCGGCTGCCCCGCCCCGCGGCCTCGGGCCTACCACTTCGGGCGGGTCCTTCCGGGGAGGGTGGCGTGGGGGTGGTTCGGACCCCATGACCGCCCTAGACATGATCCCGCACAGGGGGTTCCGCTTCCTATCCGATTGCGATATAAATCCTAGATCGGATGGGATCGCGCCATGGCCACGCAACAGGAAGTCGGCAAGCATCTGGATTTAACGGACAGGTCCATCCGGGAGCTGCTGGACAAGGGCGTGCTCCCGAACGCCCGCCGCGGGGCGCTGGACCTGGACGCCTGCCGGCTCGCCTACATTCGGCACCTGCGCGAAGTCGCCGCCGGCCGCGCCCTGGGACCGGGCGGTGACGATCTGACCGCCGAAAGGGCGCGGCTGGCCCGCGAACAGGCAGACCATTATGCCTTGCGGAACGCGGCCCTGCGACTGGATTTGCTCCCCCGCGCCGACATCACCCGCGCCGTGACCGCGGCCTTTCAGATCGTGCGCGACCGCTTCACCGCCCTGCCGGCGCGGCTGTCCGGCCCGCTGGCCCGACTGACCGATCCGGCCGAGGTGCGCCGCCGGCTGGACGACGCCGTGCAGGCCGTGCTGGTGGAGCTGGCCGAGGAACGGGTGATCGCCACCGCCGAGGACAGGGCCGATGCCGCTTGATCTGCCCGTGTCCCCGCTGGTGGCCGAGGCCGCGTCCGGGTGGTTCGCGGCCCTGCGCCCGCCGCCGCGGCTGTCACTGGCCGAGTGGGCGGAGCAGCACGCCCGGCTCTACGATGGATCGGTGTTCCGGCCCTACCCGTACCAGCGGGACATTCTGGACGCGATGACCGATCCGGCGGTTCACCAGGTCACGGTGATGAAATCGGCCCGCGTCGGGTACACGCAGATGCTGTCCGCAGCGCTGGGCTACTTCATCGCGCAGCGCCCGTCCAAGATCATGGTTGTGCAGCCCACAACCGAGGATGGCGAGGACTATTCCAAGGACACAGTCGACCCGCTGCGGGACTGGCCGGTGCTGGCCGGGCTGCTGTCGGAGGCGGGGGCAAAGCAGAAGGGCGACACGATCAAGCGCAAGGCGTTCCCCGGCGGCTCGTTGAGGATCGCGGGCGCGAACAGCCCCCGCGCCTTCCGCAGGATCGATCTGGACGTGCTGCTGTTCGACGAAGTAGACGGCTATCCGCCCGCCGCCGGGCGGGAAGGCGACCAGATCGCGCTGGGCCTGAAGAGGCTGACACAATCCCTCCGCCCGCTGGCCGTGCTGGGCTCCACGCCGCTGCTGGACGGGGAGTCGAAGATCGCCGCCGCCTTCGCCGCCGGCACGATGGAGCGCTACCATGTGCCGTGCCCCCATTGCGGGGAGTTTCAGGCGCTCCGCTGGGGGGACGGGACCGGCGCCGGGATGCGCTGGTCGGACGGCGATCCCGAAACAGCGCACTATGTCTGTGCCAACGGCTGCCCCATCGACGAGAGTCACAAGCTGGACATGTTGGAGCGCGGCCGGTGGGTGGCCGAGGCGCCGTTCCGGGGGCACCGCTCCTTTCACATCTGGAGCGCCTACTGCCCGTTGCCGGGGGCGGCGTGGCCCAAGCTGGTGGCCGAGTTCCTGGCCGCCCGCAAGGATCGGGAGCGCCTTCAGGTCTTCACGAACACGGTGCTGGGCGAAACCTGGGTTGACCGGGGCGAAGCGCCGGACTGGCAGCGGCTCTATGACCGCCGGGAGGTGTGGGAGCCGGGCACGGTCCCGGCCGGCGGGCTGTTCCTGACGGCGGGTGCCGACGTGCAGCGGGATCGCATCGAGGTGTCGGTGTGGGCCTGGGGCCGCGGCCGGGAAAGTTGGCTCGTGGACCATCGCGTGCTGATGGGGGACCCGTTCGACGCCGCCGTGTGGCGCAACCTGTCCGCCCTGCTGGCGGAGACCTTCCCGCACGCGGCCGGTCCATCCCTGCCGATCACCATGGTGGCAATCGACGCGGGCGACGGCGTGACGATGGAGGCGGTCAAGGTGTGGGTCCGCACCGCCGGCCCCCGCGTCATGGCCGTGAAGGGTTCCTCGCAGGCGCTGGCGCCGATCCTCGGCCAGCCGTCCGCCAGCGACGTGAACCACCGCGGCAAGAAGATCGCCAACGGCGTCAAGCTGTGGCCCGTGGGGAGCGCCGCCGCGAAGTCGGAGTTCTACGGGTGCCTGCGCCTGCCCCGGCCGGGTGACGGGGAGCCGTGTCCTGCGGGTTATGTCCACATTCCCATGCACATAGGCGAGGAAACCTGCAAGCAGTTGGTGGCGGAACACCGCGTCACCCGCGGCGGCAAGGGCCGCGCCCGCGTCACGGCCTGGGAAAAGCTGCGCGACAGGAACGAAGCGCTGGACTGCCGAGTCTATGCCCGCGCCGCCGCCGCCCGCCAAGGGCTGGACCGGCTGGACGATGACGCTTGGTCGGAGCTGGAGAGGACCCTGGGTGTCTGCACCGCGCCGGCCCCGTCTCCCGCACCGTCCCCGCCGGGAGGCCCACCGCCACCGCCCGCCGCCCCGTTTGGCCCGATCCGCTCGCGGTACATTCACGGGCGGAACTGATCCGTTGACGGAAGGATGATAGTCGTAGAACATAGGCGCACTGACCTATGGCCGGGCGCCCATGCTCACCCTGTTTCGACGATACTTCGGTGGAACACAGCGCCGCGCGCTTGAGGCGGGCGGTGCGGGCCTGCGCTGGCCGGCGGGGGCGCGGGTCTCCAACCTGAATACCGACATCCTCGGTGCCGGACGGACGATCCGGGAGAGGGCCGCCTACGCCGCGCGGAACAACGCGACCGCCGCGGCGGCCGTGTCGGCCCTGGTCGCGAACATCGTCGGGCCGGGCATCGTGCCGTCGCCGCAGCACCCGGACCCGGCGGAGCGCGCGCGGCTGGCCGAGATGTTCGCGCGCTGGACGGATCGGGCCGACTTCGACGCCGGCACCGACTTCTACGGGTTGCAGGCGCTGGCCGTGCGGCAGTGGATCGAGACGGGCGAGAGCTTCGCCCACCTCCTGCTGGACGACGATGCCGGGGCGGACGTGCCCCTGCGCCTGCGCCTGCTGCATCCATCCCAGGTCCCGACCGACTGGCCCATGGCGCTGGTCAACAACAGGGTGCGGGGCGGGATCGAGCATGACGAGATGGGCCGCCGGCTGGCCTATCTGGCGTTGCCCTTCCGGCCCGAAGATCCCTTCACGGCCATGGCGAAGGCCGGGTGGTCGCCGGTGCGGCTCCCGGCCGAGGACGTGGTTCACCTGTTCGAGGCCTTGGAGCCGGGACAGGTTCGCGGGCTGTCCTGGTTCGCCCCGGTCCTGTTGGCGCTGTCGGAGTTGGACCAGCTTCAGGATGCGGCGCTGGTCCGGGCGAAGCTCGCCAACCTGATCTGTGCGGCCCTTGTGGACCCCAACGGCGACGCGGGCGGACTGCCCGGCACGGTGTCGAACGGCGTGCTGACCGCTGGGCTTGAGCCCGGGACCATCGTCCCGCTGCGCCCCGGAACCTCGTTGGAGTTCTTCGACCCGCGCGAGTCGCAGCACTACGGCCCGTTCGTGAAGGAGCACCTCCGCGCCATCGCCGCCGGCCTCGGCCTGCCCTACGAGGTGCTCACCGGCGACCTGTCGAGTGTGAACTATTCCAGCATCCGCGCCGGGCTGGTCGAGTTCAGGAAGCGCCTGGAACACTGGCAGCACAACGTCGTGGTCTTCAAGTTCTGCCGCCCCGTGTGGGACCGCTTCATCCGCGCCGCCGTCCTGTCCGGGCGGATCGACGCCCGCGCCTATGCCGGCGACCCGGCCGCCTACCATGATGTCGAGTGGCTGCCGCCGCGGCAGGAATGGGTTGATCCCGCCAAGGACCTTGCGGCCGAGGTCGGCGCCATCGGGGCCGGCCTGATGAGCAAGACGCAGGCGCTGGCCCGGCGCGGCGTGGACATCGCGCGAGTCCGGGCCGAGATCGCCGCCGAGCGTGCGGCCGATGCCGCCGCCGGCCTGATCTTCACAACGTCCACGCCCACCACGGCGCCCGCCGCCCCCAACGCGCCCACCGCCGCGCCCGCTGCCACCGCCGCGCCGGCGCAGGACCCGGAGTCTGAAGATGAGCCTTGATATTCTCACCCGCGCCGCCGGGCGCCCGTCCACCCTCGACCGTGCCGCCCGCACCGTGGAAGCCGTGGCGCTCTCCGGCCCGGCCCCGGCTGTCCGCCCCGGCCCCGCCCCGGACGGCAGCGCCGGACCCTGGGTGGAAGAGTTGGACGCGGCCGGCGCGGACCTGTCGGCCCTGATCGGCGGCCCGGTCCTGAAGGATCATCACAACGTCACCGATGCCGCCGTAGGCACGGTGGCCGGGGCGCGGCGGGAGGGAAGCACGATCATCGCCGGCCTGCGCTTCGACCCGTCGGAGGAAGCGGAGGCGGTGCTCGCCAAGATCGAGGCCGGTTCGATCCGGGGCGTGTCCCTCGGCTACGTGGTGACCACATGGCGCCCGGCCGGCACGCGGAACGGACGGCCGGTCTTCGTCGCCGCCGCCTGGAAACCCGTCGAGATTTCGTTGACCCCGCTCCCGGTGGATTCGGGAGCCCTGATCAGGAGTACATCCGCCATGACCGCCACCACCGAGAGCACCACCGATCCGGTGGTGAGCACCCGGACCGAGACGAACCGGACCATCCGCAGCATCGCCACCGCCGCCGGCCTGCCCGCCGGCTGGGCCGACGAGCTGATCGACCGCGACGCCGACGCCGACGAGGCCCGCCGGCTGGCCTTCGAGGCGATGGCGAAGCGCGCCCGGCCGGTGGACAATCGCGCGCCGGCCGGCAGCGTGACCGTGGGCACGTCCTACGAAGATCCCACGGTGATCCGCCGCGCCATGGCCGATGCCCTGGCCCACCGGCTCGCGCCCGCCCACGTCAAGCTGGAGGGTCAGGCCGTCCAGTATCGCGGCCACGGCCCGATGGCGCTGCTGGGCCAGCTTCTGGCGGCCCGCGGCGAGCGGGTGAACCCCTGGGACCGGGATGCGCTCCTGACCCGCGCCATCGGTGCCCATGGCACCTCCGACTTCCCCGCCCTGCTGGCCGACGCCGCGAACAAGGCGCTGGAGGCGCAGTACGAGGCCGCGGCCCCGACCTATCGCATGATTGCCGCGCCGCGGTCGTTCAACGACTTCAAGCCGCACAAGTTTCTCCGGGTGGGCGACTTCCCGACGTTCAGGAACTTGGCGGAAGGCGCCGAGGTCCAGTACGGCTCCATCTCCGAGAACCGCGAGACGGTGACGCCCGGCGAGTTCGCGACGGGCATCGCCATCGGGCGCCGGGCGCTGGTCAACGACGACCTGGGTGCGCTGGCCGACTTCTCGTCGCTGATCGCGATCCGCGCCGCGCAGTTCGAGAACGCCACCGTCTACGGGCTGCTGGCCGGCGACGGGCCGGTCCTGAGCGACGGCAAGGCGCTGTTCCACGCGGACCATGGCAACAAGGCCGCCAGCGGCTCCGCCATCGCGGACGGGATCGACGCCGCCGTGCAGGCCCTGCGCGCCATGACCGGGCTGGACGGCGCCAAGCTGAATCTGCGGCCGCGCTACCTGGTTGTCGGTCCCGCGCGGGAGGCCGCGGCCCGGCGCATCCTGGCGCAGATCAATCCGACCAAGGCGGGCGACGTGAACCCCTGGGCCGCGCAGTTCGAGCTTGTGGTGGATGCCGAGATCACGGGGAACCGCTGGTTCCTGGTGGCGGAACCGGCGCAGGCCCCGACGCTGGTCTACGGCTACGTCAACGGCGCCGCCGGGCCGCAGATTCTCACCGAAACCGACTTCGACACGCAGGCCGTGAAGGTCCGTGCCGGGCTGGACTTCGCCGCCGGGGTGATCGACTTCCGCGGCGTCTACAGCAACGCCGGAGCCTGACCGTGGCGACGCTGGACGAGCTGATGGGGTGGCGGGACGCGCTTCAGCGCGCCCGCTACTCCGGCGTCCGCTCCGTCGAGTTCAATACCGGGGGCGGTGGCGGCCGGAGCGTCACCTACCGGAGCGACGCCGAGCTGCGCGCGGCGCTGGCCGAAGTGGAACGCCAGATCGCCGCGGCGACCGGTGCCGGCCCCGTCACCATGATCCGAACCACATCCTGCAAGGGAACCTGACCCATGAAGACGTTCGTTCAATCCGGCGATCTGGTCGAGGTGACTGCTCCGGCCGGCGGTGTCGCCAGCGGTGCCGGCGTGCTGGTGGGCGCCCTGTTCGGTGTCGCTGCCGAGACCGCCCCCGCCGGTGCAGCCGTCGTGCTCGCGACGCGGGGCGTGTTCGATCTGCCCAAGGCCACCGCTGCCGTCTTCACGGCCGGCGGCCCCGTCTCCTGGGATGCGGTCAACGCCCGCTGCGCCGCGCCGGGCACGGGCCTCTATCCCGTCGGCGTCGCGGTCACCCCCGCCGGCAACGGCGCCGGCACGGTGCGGGTGCGGCTCGACGGCGTGGCGACGGCGGCGGCGTAGAGAGAGATTGCCCCCGGCTGCGGCCGGATGCTGGACCAGGACCAGGGGGCCGGGTGCCCCCGACGAAGCGGCGGGGCCGTCGCAGGAGGGGGAGGCGGGTGCGTGTCCACGGCTTCGGTCGCGGCCGGGTCCGCTTCCCCCGACGGCCGTTCAGGCACCGCCCGCCGCGCATGTGGCCCTGGGATCGCGGCTCCCACGACTACCTGTCCGCGGCGCTGATGCTGGCCCGCTGTGCCGCGGATGGCGACCCCGACCGTTTCGGGCGGTCGCTGGCGGTGGCGGACTACCCGCCCACCCTGGTGCCCCGGCCCGACGGCTTCGGGCGCGTCCCGGTTTCCCTCACCGGATGAGGCGGACGGCGCGGCGCTGACCCCGGAAATCTGGAGGCCGGGCCGCGACCCGTGGCTGGGCCGCACCGTCGTGGTGAACCCGCTCCTGGTCGCACGCCCGCGCTGGATCGCCGCGGCCATGCCGATGACCGCCGGGTTGCCCGACGACATCGCTGGGCGGATCGGGATCTTCAGGGCTGTCGTGGCGGTGGTCAGATGGGGTGGTGGGTAACCGTGATCGAGATGGTCACGGATGGTGGGGGTTGCTCGGGGCGTAGCTCCGCCTTCCGAGGGCGAAGCTACGTTCGTCACGGACGGAGCCGGGCAGACGAGACGTAGCCGTGAGATGCGACCTTGCTACAGGCGGCCGGGGTCACGCTGTCGGCCTTTATCGCTGCTCTCTGTGACGCTGGATCACCGCACCCTCTCACGGCAAGGCGGGGTCCATCCGGGGCGGGTTGTTCCGGAGCCCGGTCCTGATCCGCCGCAAGCCAACCACCAGGATGACCGACCGACGGACCTTGAGCGTCTGCCCGGCTCCGACAGAGGAAACCCTGCTCCTGCTGCGGATGTTTGCCGACCCGTTCTGCCGGGCCTATTGGGCTATGTCGCATATCGATATACTGCACCACGGCCGATGGTCAAGATGGTGTGAGAACGAGACAAGAACCCTACAAGATGCCGGGGGTGAAGACCTGAAAGCAGCAACCCCGCCGGGCGTGTGATCGCCACGGCCCGCCTGTGGGAGATCGCGGAGAACCTGCACCGCGCCGAACTGACGGTGCAGGAGCGGGCAGAGCATATCGCGGAGTGGGTCAGGCTGACGGCTGATAAGGGGGCGCAAGTTGCGCCCCCTGGCGGCAGGCAACCTCACGACAAGGGCATCAAGGCGGCCGTCCGCGAACTCGGCATTGATCGCACCGAAGCACAGCGCGCCGTCAAGATCGCCGCCATCTCCGACGAAGCGAAGCAGGCCGCACGGGACGCGGCCGTCACTTCCTGAACATCTCGGGCCGATCCAGGCCGAACCGCTGCTTCCCGTCCTTCGGAGCACGCCACGGATCGCCGTATTCCCGCCGGCCGGGCGCCGCGTCTCCATCCTGGGTGACCCGCAGCACGATCCGCGCCCGGCGCCGGGCGGCCCGGTTCTCCGCCGCCTTGAACGGCTTGTCGCTGGGGGCGGTCGTGCTCCCGCAGAACGGATTGCGGCGCCGTGATCTGGACATCGGGTTCCCCGTCTCCTGCGCGGCGCCTATGGCTTCTTCAGCCGCACGCCCGGCCCGCCGCCGTTCTCGGGGATGAGCTCGACGCCGGCCGATTCCAGGGCGGTGCGGATCGCGGCGATGGTGGACGGCTTCAACTCGTCCCCGCGTTCGAACCTCGAAATCGTCTGAGTGGACACCTTAGCCGCGACCGCCAAGTCTCGGACGCCGAGGTTCAGGGCAACGCGCGCCATGCGGCACTGGACAGGAAGCACGGTCACAACCCTGTTGTGATTTCTCTTGACGGGGAAATGTTAACAGTGTTGTGATTGCCGGGCAAGAGAAACGACCGGACAGGGTGCTGCAACACCCGGCCCGGCCTCACCACAACCCGAGCTGATAGGAGCTGCGGACCATGGCTGGTTCTCAGAATGCCACGACTTTGCCCGGCGCCACGACGAATCACGTTTCCGACAGCCACGAGGGGATCCTTGTGCTCCATGGGATCGCGTGCACGCTGACGGCGCTCGCCATCGCCACGGAGACAGGATACTCGGTGAATTACCACTCCCTGTACAACCTCGGCACTCAGATCGACGCGGTTATTGCATCTCTGACGGCGGAGGGCTGACCATGGCGAGCAGACCGAAGTTCCCCTTGGATGAAGAGCTGAACGAACTGGCCAACCGCGCCGTCAAGGAGCTTCCCAAGAGCATGCTGCGGGCGTTGCTCCTTTACATCGAAATCCTTGCCGCTCCTGACGGAGCGGCCGCGGCCGTCATCGCGGAGAAGGCTGTCGCGAAGGTGAGGGGCCGCCATGGCTGACGAGACGCCCCCGAACCCGCCCCGCCGGCCGATGTCGCCCGAAGAGGCAGAAGCAGTCGTCCAATCCGTCGCCACTGAACTGGTCAGGATCATCGCCCGGCAGGTCGCCCGCGAGCACCATGAAGCCGCGGTCAAGGCAAGGATGCGGGGCGGGGAATGA